GAGGAGACGGAAGGCCATGTCCTTGTCCTGGTGGGCTGTCCAGGTACTGGCATTGGACGACGAGAGCATGACGCCGATGGTATAGGGCTGGCTGGTGACATAGCTCTTGCGCAGCTCGTCGTATTCGCCCAGCACGGCAATGGCCAGGGAGGTCTCGGCGTCGTCGCACAGCACGACGAGCGCATATTCCACATTGGCCGACAGGGCTACCGGCGCATCGAACAGCACGCGCGTATGCCCCCCGCCGGTGACCACCATGTCTTCCCTGGCGATGTGTGCTTCCGCGAACACCACGCGCGTGGGAACGCCGTTGACCACCTCGCGGATCTGGACCTGGGCATCACCACCCGCCGCCATGAAATAGAGGTCCACACCGGCAAGCTGCATGGCCTCTTCGGCAACAAATGTCTGCGCCAGAGGGTCTACCCATACGGTCGTCACCTGTTTGACCTGCCGCAGGGTCTGTACGGTCAGCGTACCTTGTCCCACGAACACGGCCTGTCCCTGTCGGCTGTGCGCGGACACGACGACAGTTTTTGCCCCGGCGGGCACATTGGGCGGGATGGTGAACACGCCACGCGCCACACCGTTTTCGTCCGCCGTAATCGTACCCGGTTCCCCTTCGGCGGTGCGACACTCCATGACCATGCCGTCAAAGGTCACCTCATGGACAGTTTCCCCCGGCTCCAGGTCCCGCGCCTCAAAGGCCACGTCGATCTCGCGCAGACACTCCAACGCGCTGGACTGGC